TACAAGAGCTGAACCTATTTCGGTGCTATACGAGCAAGGGAAGGCGTTTCACGCTAAACCTCTGCCTATGTTAGAGGAAGAAATGTGCACTTACGACGGTTCGGGCAATTCTCCCGATAGGCTCGACGCGATGGTGTGGGCGATGACCGAGCTCACACACGCACGAGGAAAGGCATTTGCGGCGGTGGCATGATGAGCGAACCATTTGCGATTATCACGAGCGCAGGGCAGGTTGTAGGGGAGAGAACGCTTAAGGAATACTCCCTACACCCAAAATCAAAACAGCTTACCTACGACGTATTCTATAAACAGTATGGCACGCTTGGGCTAGCTGAACCTCATTATAAACTTGAACAGCTCGCGGGGCTGATGGAGGTAAATACCTTCCACGCCCGATGTATTAAGACGAAGGCGAACGATGTCGCGGGAGTGGGGTGGGAGCTCGCGCCTGAGGTTGACAACCCTGACGAGGCGCAGAAGAAGACCGCGGAGGACATCCTGAATAGCCTCTGGCTTCCCCTCACGGACACCCTCGTTCGCATGATTGTAGATTACGAAGCGATAGGGAATGGCTACCTTGAGATAGGGAGGGAGGGTGGAGACCCCAACGGCAGGGTGCTGATGATATCCCATATCCCTGGACACACCGTCAGGGTGCATAAGGACGAGAACAAGTATTGCCAGGTTCGAGGCATGAGGAGAGCGTGGTTCAAGGCATTCGGCTATGAGATGGATGTTGATGTTTCCACAGGGGAGGAGCACCCGCTAGGGAGCTTACCCTTAGAACAGCGAGCGAATGAAATCCTCGCGTTTCGCTCCTACACGGCGCGCTCCGATTATTATGGTGTTCCTGATATACTTCCAGCCCTCGGCTCGATACTTGGTAACCAGGCGGCGGAGGAGTATAACATCAAGTTTTTCTCAAACTTCGGCGTGCCATCTTATGCTGTTTATATCTCTGGCGATTATGAGCTGGGCGAGCCCGATGAAAACGGAGAATACGGAATTGTTAAGATGGTAAGGGAATATTTTGAGGGCTTGCAGAAGAAGCCTCACTCCACACTTGTGTTTGGTATCCCCTCTCGTGGAGGTGGGCAGGTGCAGGTCGAGATTAAACCCCTCGCCGTGGACATAAAGGACGCCAGCTTCAAGCTCTACCGTAAGGATAACAGGGACGAAGTGTTCTCCGCTCACGGCGTTCCACCCTACAGGGCGGGAGTGGCTGAGACAGGAAGCCTGGGGGGCTCTACGGCGCAAATGAGCGATAGGATTTACTTCGAGAGCATAATCACCCCGCGCCAACGCATGATAGAAGACATGTTCAATCACTATATCCTCCCTACCTGGGGAGTAACGGATTGGAGCTTCTCGCTCAACCGCATATTCGAGGAGGAGTGGGCGGACGACCAAGCAACCGCGCAGTTCCTCTTCTCCAGTGGGGCGATGACCCCCAACCAGCTTATAGCTTATTTCGGGGAGCGATTTGGAATACAGCCCGACCCCACTAATCCCTTATTGGAAGCATACTACCTAGGTGGTAAGGAATTGGGAGCGCCAGCCCCAGCGCCAACAATGCTTGAGACATTCTCGAAGGCGGCAAGCCCTGAAGAGGTGTTACAGGCTAAACTAGGGGGGCTATTTGATAAGGCGGGGAAAAAGCTCATAGCGAAGCTGAAGGAAAAAGGAATTCCCACCGAAGATTTATCGAGAAAAGCAATGATTGAGGAATTGAAGAAGGTTACCCCGCAATTCCAAGAGGCGGCGTTCGAGTTAGCAAAAGAGCAAGCCGCAAAGAACGCGGCGAAGGTTGCCATTGGTATCGGCACGAAGGTTGGGGAGTTTATGCCCTCCGTGGAGGAGAACCTCAAGAAGACCATCTTCCAGGCATGCGAGAGGACGATGGAACGTGTAACAGGAAACGTGATGGACAACCTCGCTAAATCCTACGCTGATGGGCTGGGGATTAAAGACGCCGCAAGCAGGCTTGGGGAAGTATTCGATGGATTGCGAAACTTTGAGGCGGAGAGAACCGCGCGAACAGTGATAAACAGCGCGCAAAACTCCGCGGCTCATTCCGTTCTAGCTGACCACGGGGAATACCGCCAGTGGATTACGGCGAATGACGATAGGGTGCGGGGGAACGACCCGAAAGATATTGCTGACCATGTTAGCCTCCATGGGTTGATTGCCGCGCCTGGCGAGAACTACCCCAACGGGCTTGCTTTCCCAGGCGATACCTCTGGCGATATCGAGGAATGGATAAACTGCAGGTGCACGGAAGTTCCTTACTTTATGCCCGCTGGAAAGATGGCTCCGCCTGGGTTGCCGTATTTCTCGGAGGATGATATAATTGACATCGAGGTTGAGAGCGTGGAGGTAGAGGAATAATGCCGTTTGCAGGATACGCAGATTTTAAGGATTGCGTTGACCAGAATCAAGACAAGGATTCTCCCGAGGGCTTTTGCGCCTGGTTGCATTACGAAACAACGGGGGAGTTTCCAGGCGAAAAAGAGCTTGAGAAATCCGCCAAGAGCCATTCGTTGTTTTCCGCCGCAATCGCGTTTAAGGACGAGGAAAAGCGGATAGCATACGGAGCGGTTCTAGTGCCTAACGAACCCGATACCGATGGGGATATTGTATCCCCCGAAGCTATTGAGTTTGCGGCGCATGAGTTTTTGAAGAGTTACGGTAACATCGATGTTTCGCATTCCTTAAACAACGTTGGCGTTCCCGTGGAGAGCTACCTACTGCCCCAAGATATGGAGGTAGAGGGCGTGGCGCTACCGAAAGGAACCTGGGTCATCGGAGTATATGTTGAGGATGATGAAACGTGGGCAAAGGTGAAGAGCGGCAGGCTTACGGGCTTCTCCGTGATGGGCGTCCGTAAGATTGCCAAGAGTAAGGGAAGTAAGGTTACATTGGAAGATTTGGGCGATTGGCTGATAACACATGTTAGCCTGGTCGAGGAGCCCGCCGTTCCAAAAGCAAAGTTCCTAGTTGTGAAAGAGAAAAAGGAAGGCTTTTTACAACGGCTGTTGCGGAGGAGCGAGAAGCAAGAGAATACCGAGGAGGTAACTGAATTGGATGAAGAGCAAGTAAAGGCATTAGTTGAGGCGGCGCTAGCCCCCATAGTGGAAACACTTAACGCTCTGAACGAGCGGGTAGTCGCGCTAGAGGAAGGGAAGCCCGAAGAGGAAGTTCCGAAAGAGGAAGCGCCAGCGCCCGAGACGAAATCCGCCGAGGACGTGGAAGTTGAAATCGCGGAGGTAAAGAACGAGATAGAGGAAATCGAGAAGACCATGAAAAGCCTTGCCGATAAAATCCTCAAACCCGTTTCTAAATCTTTGCGAGGACAGGATGGAGAGCGGCACGAGGAACCTTCTTCGAACCGCGACCTGTATGGACGACGGAGGTCATAAAGATGGAGAAAAGCGAAATACTAGAAAGAATTGACGCCGCATTGAAATCGGCGATGACCGTTGCCGACTTTGGGCTTGGGATTCTCCAGCCAGAGAAGGCGGAGAAATTCGTCAGAGCGATGGAGAATGACACCTCCATCCTCCCCGAAGCGCGCTATATCAAGATGAATTCACATACTCGCGATATAGACCGCATAGGGTTTGGGACGAGAATCTCTATACCTGGCAAGGCTGGTGGGGTAACCTACGTTCCCGACGACGATGACATTGTCAAGCCTACCGAGGCAACCAACCAGCTCATCGCGAGAGAAGTTATCGCTGTCGCTGGTATCGAGGATGACGCGCTTGAGGATAACATCGAGAAGGCTGGATTTGAGGATACACTCCTTGAGCTTGTCGGAGAAGCTGTAGGGCGCGACCTTGAAGAGCTTGCACTCTTGGGAGACACAGATTCAAGCGACACCTACATCGCTATTACGGACGGTTGGGCAAAGCTCGCCGCTAACGCTGTTTACGGCGCGGGTGCGGGCAAAGACTTTGATCCCGCTGGCACTGATTATCCGATGGATATGTTTGAGGCAATGCTTGGCGCGCTGCCGAAAAAGTATCTCAAGGATAGGAGTAAATGGCGTTTCTACGTGCCCTTCGATGTCGAGAACAAGTATCGCGACCTTATGATTAAGCGCGAGACAGGACTTGGTGATACGGCATTGCAGAACGCGGAGCCTGTGAGTTACAAGGGCATTCTCGTGAAGATAGCTCCTGTTATCGAGCGCGCAAGTGCAGAGGTTGGTGATATCGCAATGTTGGCATATCCCGACAATCTTTGCTGGGGTGTATGGCGCGATATAAAGATGGAGCCCGATAGGCTTCCGAAGGCGCGTAGAACCGATATAGTGGTGAGCACGAGAGTGGACGCGAACTATGAGGACGAGAATGGCTGTGTTACAGCCTACATCGAGCAGGAGAACCCAGGCTCGTAAAGTTAGTGTGATAATTCCCGCTGATACAGAAGGTTTACGGGATGAACACCTAGAGGTAGTAATGGAACGAGTAGGAGCCGCGTTAGAGGGTGCTGAGATAATTATACAACGCGGCTCCCCTGTTCCGCTTTACAACAAGGCTCGTGTTTGCAATGAGGGCGCCCGCGAGGCTACGGGGGATGTGTTGATATTCCTCGACTCGGATGTTATTCATCCCCCCGAAGTTTTGAGGCGGGCGGCAGATGTAAAAGTGTGGGGGAAGCCCGCGGGGCTTGTTAGAGAAGAGAACGGCAAGCTCCGCTCTCCTACTGAAGGGCAAGGCGGGTTGTTCGCTTTCACACGAGAGGCATTTGAGAAGGTTGGCGGCTGGGATGAACGATTCGAAGGATGGGGCGGCGAAGATGACGCGTTGGCGGTTGTTGCCGAGCGTGTTCTTGGGAAGCCAGAGAACCTTGGGGCAGAAAAGATAACACATCTTAACCATGAGCCCCAGCCAGGAAAGGCAAAGGCGAGAAGCACGGAATACCCCAACAGGAAGCTATTGCGAGAGGTGAGAGGAGATGAGATGTCCAAAGACAAAATGGAGGTCGAGAATACTAGCGATAGGACGATTATTCGCGCTGGTGCTGTTTTTCCTCCGAAGAAAAAGGTTGTTGTTGAAATTTCACCTACGCGCTTGCCAGAGATAACTGGCTGTAAAAACCTTCGCTTGATTAAAACTCTTCCTGCCCCTATACCCAAGGCTATTGGTGGCTATGTTTGCGAATGCGGGTTCGTGGCAAAGAGCGAGCATGGATTGAAGATTCATAAGAGCAGGTGCAAGTATGTATTGCAGCGTAAATGATGTGGTGGATTTCACGGGAATAAAAGCCGAAGACGTGGGGATAGCAGAGGCTCCAGAAAGGTTCAAAGCGTGGATTGAATCCCTAATAGCCCAAGCCGACTCAATGATTGACGCTCATTGCAGGCGGAGTTTCGACCCTGAGGAAGAGGACGCGAAATACAAAGATTTGCTAGCGGGCATATCAATGAAGATAACCGCCAACCTCATTATGAAATCCTTACAGCTCCGAACTTCCCCCGTGGAAAAGATAGACGATTTCGTTATACGCGTGGCGGATTCCTCTGTTCTCACAGACGACATCAAGGAAAGCCTCGCGCTTCTCCCCATCGCGCCGAACATCGGGATAGGAATCGTAGGGGGGATAGATGATACATGTTGATGTGGATATGGGCACCATAGGTTCCCTTGGTGAGCAATACGAGAAGGCGCTATCCCGCATGATGTATCTCGTCTCGATGGAGCTCATGGGGAACGTGAAGCGAGAGGCGCCCGTTGACCAGGGGAGACT